TTTGGAACGGACTATCAAAGTCGTGTTGAGGGCGCGCGTCAGTATAGTTTTTTAAGATATGTTAATAAATCTATTTATAAAGTAACTTTTACCGATTCTAATGGAATTGAAGTAACGGGTACTTTTGAACCGTATAAACAAGACGAAACTGAAACGCTTCATAACCTATTAGTGCCAGTACAATATTCTTGGCCTGGCGGCACTGTTTTTGAAATTCGTGGGAAAAAGTGGATGATAGTTTATCAAAAAGAAGCTATTGCAAAAGGATATAATAAATTTATAATGCTAAAAATGTCTCATGAAATTAAGTGGAAAAATCGTAAGGGTGAAGAACAAACGAGTCCCGCTTATTATTATGGGCCAATGACAGAAAAAATTTATGATATGCTTAAAACTTATTTAAAAGGCGTTATTTATAAGGAATCTAATAAATATACGCATTTAGTAATGCCACGAACAGAAGAAATAATGAGAGCTGACTATTTGGAGATTGAAGATGAAGCTTTCTCGGTTTTTGGATATGATAAAGTTTCTACTCAAGGAGTTATGTATGTAACTCTTAATGAGCGTCATCTCGCAGATGGGACTGAGCCACCTAAAGCGCCAGAACCTACGGAGGAAGAACCAGAGCCAGATACTTCTGATTTTTTCTGGTTTAATGGAAAATAATGGTTAGAAATTGTCAAGAACTAGGTATTTGCATGCAAAAAATAATGAAGCGTTTGCTTGCAAATCAAAAGCTATGTAAGCTTGTTTATTATACGGGTAAAGACCCATTAGGTCAACCAGATATAGAAGATCCCTCTAAAGAGATATATGAAAAATATATAAAAATAACTCCAAAGCTTCCTCCGGAGGAAACACCGCATAGCTTTATTGATTTAATTGTTGCTAATGGCGCGGTTAATAGAAGTAATGGAGAATTTAGGAATTTCACTTTTAGAATATATGTTTATGTCCCACAAGACCAGTGGTTTATTAAAGATTCTAATTTAAGAATGTTTGCAATTCTTGGTGAAATTCAAAACAGTCTGTCAGACAAGAATATTAATGGGTTGGGTACTCTGCGCGCGGGCGATATAAAAACCAATCTATTTACAGAAGATATGACTTGTTATACGATAGACTTTACTTTGTATAACTTTGATTAGTGAAGGGGTTTTACTTGGTCTACCAATTAATTTCCAAGATATATGTTTAATTTATCCTCCGAAGAATAAAGATATATCATTAATTGGCTTTAACGTTTTTACCAAATATATAAATCTCTTAACTTTTTCGCAAGAAGATTTAGATGATATTTATATAAAAAAGGAGATTAAACCAATTCCTTCTCCTTTTGAATATATATTATTGTGTAGTGAATCTGCTGAATATATGAGCCAATTAAAAGAAGCTTTTAATTTCTTTTGTCATTCAGAAGTTTTATTTTTATCTGAAACTAAAGAAATAGTAATTGGTCCATTAAAAGAACACCGCGCAATAAATGACACGAACTTCTTTGAGTTCCAAAATGCGATACGCACCTGTATCGGGATAGAAGAAGTAGAAAAGCCGAACCCTCATATGCATCCTAAAATAAGGGCAATGAAGGCCAAGGCGCGTGAACGCGACAGAATAAAAGCTAAACAAGAAGCAAGAAAATGCGGATATTCAACCGTAATGCTTGGTTGTTGTTGTTCTGATTTGGGCATTACTCCGCTTAATATTGGGGAATTAAGTTATGCCGGAATGAATGCGTTAATGAAGATGAAAAATCAAAAAAATAGATATGACCTAAGTATATCTGAGCTTTTAGCTGGCGCAGACCCGAAGAAAATAAAGCCTAAAGATTGGTTTGTTGACTTTGATAAATACTAGGAGGTCAATTAAATGGCTAGTATCCTTGACAGATACGGGATAAAGGAGGTTGCAGACGTAACCTTCTATAAACTCGACAATAATGGCGTACCAATGTACCCAGTACTTTACCTGGATTAAAAGGTAGTCCAGAATAAATTGCGTGAATTGCTGGAAACTCCTAAAGTCCTTAAAAAAAGGAGGAATTGAACTTGAAACAAAGTGAAAGTGGACAATCAGCAGCCAAACTTGAATGGCGGATAATAGCTGAAGATACTAATTATTCGGTTTCTAATACCGGGCTTGTAAAGCGAAATTCGACAAATCATATCTTAAAATTTGGGAATAAAAAAAGATATTATACTGTAGCTTTGCATAGTAATGGAGAAAGAAAAGACCGATATGTACATAGATTAGTAGCTATAGCTTTTCTTCCGAATCCAAATGATTTGCGATATGTTAATCACATAGACCATAATATTCATAATAATAGTGTTCAAAATTTAGAATGGTGTACAAGCTCAGAAAATGCACGCCATTCTTATGAGAATAACAGAAGAGAATTAGAGTATAAAACAATAAGAAAAGCAACTACTAAAAAAATGATTGAAGCTAGCAAAAAGAAAGTAGTACAATATGATTTAAAAATGAATGTTATGGCTATATTTGAAAGTGGCGCGGAAGCAGGACGACAAACCGGAATAAATTCCAAGGGAATTTCCGCTGTTTGTAGGGGAATAAGAAAAACTGCTGGCGGATACATTTGGAGATTTCAAGAAGGTTCAACGACTAAGAGCTTAGAAAATCCAACTAAGACAGCGCGCGACTCTGAAACAAGAGATGATATAGTCTAATCTCATATGAAAATATGAGCCTATATGGGTTTACAAGAATTGGCTTGTAAGCAAATACTAATGACCTTAAAGGTCTCAACTATTGAGCAGACTGCTGAACAAGCTGAAGCTCGTGGTGGAAAAGGGAATCCGCCTTTAATTATCTGGGACTTAATTCGAACCGTAGGTCCCCTTGCTGCGTAATAGCACAAGCAAAAATTCCGTGAATTGCTGGAAAATCCTTAGAGCCAAATAAACTACAACGCAGGTAAAACCAAACGTGAATGTTTAAAAATTATTTGGATTGGACAATCAGCAGCCAAGTATTGGAGGTTTAAATATGTGGAAAGATGTTGAATTTAATTCTAACTATGAAGTTAGTGATTCTGGAATTGTTCGTCGAAAAAGTAATAAAAACGTTTTAAAAGGTTGCATTACAAGCGGTTATCGTTCTGTAAAATTAACTTTTGAAAATTCAAAGCAGCAACGTTTTTACGTACATCGACTTGTGGCTTTACATTTTATTCCAAATGAAGATAAAACTAAAACTTTTGTAAATCATATAAATGGTAATAAATTAGATAATAGAGTAGAAAATCTTGAATGGGTGTCCCCTAGAGAAAATAATTTACATTATTATCAGAAGCTACAAAAAGAAAAGAAAGAAAGGAAAAATTGTGGAAAAGCAATTCCAGTGGTTCAATATGATTTAAATGGTAATGAAATAGCAAAATTTAGCTCTATAAAAAAAGCTAAAGAAGCGACTAATATTTCAATTGTTCAAATTGCAAGATGTGTGCATAATGAAATTACCCAAGCTAGTGGATACATATTTAAACAACAATAAGGGTTCAACGACTAAGTGAGATAAAATCCCAATCTCCTGTGCGGAACGCCCACAAGGGCGAAGATATAGTCTCAACTTTTAGCGAAAGCTAAAGAGGGTATGGGAAACCCGTAAGAAAATGACGGTAAGGAAATTAACGTCACTCTAGAAGACGCTCTTTTTTCTGCTAAGTCCCTTGCAATTATGTTTGGTAATGGTCAAGTTCAGAAGCTTGGCGCAGACGCAAAGATTATGCGTACCGAACAGTTCACCTGCACCAAGGCTGTAGCTGATACAACTACAATGCCTACTGATGCTGGTTGGAACAAGAATTATACCGCTCCTAATGGTAAGGTATATGAAAAGAAGAATCCTAAGTTCTATGCTGAGGATTGTAATGTAACTACTAGAGCAACCGCTGTTGGCGCGACTAGCGCTCAGTTAAAGGCTCTTGAAGCGGATAAGAAGTACTTCTGCACTTATGACCTTGATATTGAAGGCTCTGTAATTGAAGTTTCTGCGAATAGCTTCCCCGGAACATATTATGTTTGCGGCGATACCTATGCGCGTAGTGAGGCTTCTGGTGATGATGAGTTCTTCCAGTTCATTATTCCAAAGGCAAAGGTTACTTCTGAAAATACAATTACTCTAGAAGCGGAAGGAGATCCATCCGTAAAGCAACTTACCTATAGACTCTGGGTAAATGCGGATGTAAAAGCTGCTTAACTGCTGGAAACCCCTTAGAGCTAAACAAACTACAACGTAAAAAGTAATTTTAAGCGTGAAAGTTTAAAAATTGTTTGGATTGGGCAATCAGCAACCAAAATTCTAAATACAAGGTGAGGTCATTTATGAACTGCTTTGATAAAAAACCAAATAAAGGATTTGGATTTATTTATAAATACACTTCTCCATCTGGAAAATCTTATATAGGGCAAACTTGCCGCAGTATGAAAGAGCGCGCAGGTAAGGATGGACAGGGATATACAAATTGCTCGATTTTTTTTGATGCGATTCAAAAGTATGGT